TTGATCGGTACAAGATACCAGCCGAATCCACATACACATTCGCGGCGTTTGATGTTGTTTTATTGTAAGGAGATCCCGCCTCAGCGCCAGTGCATGTTGTTCCGTCATTCGCCACATAAAAAATCGGCGCTGCACCGACAGGCTCGCAATAGATCGCATAAGAGCTTGAAGAAGAATTAGCACCTTTGATAAACACTCGTGCGGAACTATTGCCTACACTGCCGAATCCAAAGTTCCCGTCGTTGCGGATTCTCATGCGCTCTGTGCCGTAATAAATATTGGCAGTACCTAGCGCGTTGCCCGTAGAACCCGTGTAGAAAGCTATGCCTGTCGCCGCATTACTTGTTGTTGACCAGTTACCTTCAGCGACGGCAGAAATACTTGCCGTGTAAGTAAACTGAGTAGAACTGTAGTTTCCGCCAAAAAAGATGGTTCCCAGCGTGTTGTCTGTAATCAAACCTGTCGAGCCGTTGCTATTGAAATGCTCCAGAACTAAGCCGCCGCTAAAACTTTGACTGTTGTTGTTGTCGAGTCGATTCCCTCTGACAATGACTAAAGGAGCTGCGCTGTTAGGGTTGTCATCTTCGACATAAATACCACCAGAAACCCCAGTGCCATAGGTGTGCAGCTTCGCAGATGGTGAGCTCAGCCCAATACCTACGTTGGTGCCGTTCCAGACGAATGAGGAAGATCCGCCAAAAGCGCCTGAATTGTTGAATTGAACGTTGGTATTTGATCCACCTGGAGTCGCTCCGCTTCCTGTCGGGCCGGTCGGCCCGGTACTTCCCGTGGGGCCTGCCACAGTAGACGCGGCTCCGGTGGGCCCGGTCGGGCCAACATTTCCCTGAGCCCCCGTGGGCCCCGTTGGGCCAGCAACTCCCTGCGATCCTGTGGGCCCGGCAACGCCTTGCGGTCCGGTCGGGCCAGGAACCGTAGATGCCGCACCGGTAGCCCCTGTGGGCCCGGTCGGTCCGGTTCCTGAAGCCCCTGTAGGCCCGGTAGGTCCGGCAGCTCCGGTAGGCCCCGTCGGACCGTTTAATCCGTCGCGGATGCTCAAAATAATCATTGAGTTGCTCGCAGAGCACCCGCCCTGAGAGGCTGTCACCGATACCGTTTTGCTTGTGCTTGGGGCAAACGAAGAAAGCACAAACGTATTTGTTGTTGATGCTTGCAAAACACCGTCCACCCGCCACTGCCATGTAGGGCTTGTAAATGTTGTCGTGGCTGTAAACGTAATAGAAGCTGGAGATATAACGCCAGCAGATGAGGTTATAAATTGCGTCGCTGTAGAAGCTAGAGACACTGTTCTAACACTTGTGTCCCAAACGTACGCCGAGGAGGTTGCACTAACAGAAGAAGCACTTTCGTTGCTAGCAATCGCTCGGAAATAGTACGTTCCAGAAGGTAGTGTGATGTTTGTAAACACCACAGAGACGTTTGGATTAAACGGACTCCCGTCTAATGTTCTGGATGTTTTGATTAAGCTCCAGTCACTATTTGTTGGCGTTGCCACCGTCGTGTAGTACAGCGACATAAGCGAGACTCGGCCTGTCGCGGGAGCATCCGAGTAAAAACTAAAAACCGGAGGGTCAGCGCAGGGAGCAGGGGTATAAGGAGCCACGTTATAAAGAACCGGCGTTCCAGGGGCGGAAATGTATTGCGACGAAGGGATGCTAGACGGAGGAGCTTCGGCGTATTGAGTTATGGTTCCCGGAGGAGGGTCTGCATAAACGCTGGCCGAATATTCAACAAGGTCTAATGTCGCGCCAAGCCCTCCATCTGGCGTGGTTGCCTCGTTAACCTTAAACACTCGAAAGAGTTTGTTCGTCCATCCATAGTCTACGTTTGTAACATCTACAACATCTCCAGCGTCTACTTGAATAGCAGGATAAGCAGCAGTTATAGAAACAAGCAGATCCTCGCGTGACTGCAAAAGCCTTCTGTTTGCAAGATACTTGACCTGAACCGAATCGTTAACCATCGACATTCGGTAAGTTTCTCGATTCGGTTTTTCGTTAGCGTACAAACCCGAGGACAGCGCCATATAAACCAGATCGGGCTGATCTCTTGCATCCTTACTTGGAAACTCAATTTCTATTTGATTGATCTGCTGATTTATATCAGTCGTGCTGACTCTAAGATCACCAATCAAGTTTGCATCGGTGAACGAAAAGGAAGACGTTTCGGCTTTGTTTACTACGATTGACCACTGCCCTGTCGCAGCCGTGTACGTCATCCACGAATCACAAGCGTCGATGATCTGTTCAATGTTTTCTAAAACAGGTCTAGCAGTATCTATAACCCCGTTGATTCTGTAACGCGGTTGTGTACTTGTTCCGCCGGATGAATTTGTGAACGAAAGCGTGACATCCGAATAAGTGTTAAGGGTTGCTGCGCTAGCAGAATCTACTAACACCGTCATGCCAGCACCATACCGCGTGTCGGTCATGTAGTCATACCAAACATCACCGGGCTTAGCCGCGCCAGTGCCGTTTAGATATTGAGAGCACTTAAAGGTTAGCGGCTCTAAACCTGTGGTTCCTGCATCGCGGTTGTAAATGAGTTTTACGATTGCAAAAGCCAAACCATTCATCTGCCTACCAGATGCAGGCCAGCGCAATGCTGCGTCAATATCAGAACCACCCATCACCACATTGGGAGCCGATCCGTTTATAGAGGTGATAACCCCGGCATTGGTCGATGTGTACAAATTAATGTACATATAACCATTGATGTTTGTTTGCGGGTTACCGCTTCCATCGGTCAGCGATACAACTTTTGTTAGGTCAGTCGTATCAAAAGTAATCTGCCGGTCGCCATACCAAAAGTCTGTGGTGTCAAAAGAAAACTGGCCGTTTGCGCTGATGCTTGAAATAGCCAGAACGTAATACATTGTCTTCTGGTCACTGGAAAGAACCGCATCAACAAAGTTGCCGCCAAGGTACGCGTCGCCATAAACAACCGGAATCGAGTTGTTTGCAGCAGGAGGTAATTGCTGCCTTGCGCCAGGATCAACCGCATTAGATGTTTTGTTTCCAAATGCCCTGCTAACAACGACAGATGTTGCAAGCCTGATCGCAGCAGTCGCCGCCATTGCGCCAAGACTTCCAGCCGCAAATACACCTGCTTCAACTAATCCGGCAACTATGATCGAGGCTGGCATGATCTACTCTCTAAAGAATGTTGCTTGCAATGGCTTGAATTTATATCGTGTGTAATCAATCTCTGGGCTTGTAGGCATTAGGCTTGTACATACAATCTGCACTCTTTTTTGATCTAATAAGTCCTGAGCCAGTTTGTTGAACCTTAACCAAAGTTTTCCACCGATTGATGTGCTTCGGTATTCCGGCTCTACCCACCATGCCACCTCGTGTAACTCTCGCACACTACTGTTCCAAAAGTTTCTTGTAATGTAAGCGGCAATAAACCCTCTTAACTGATCGTCAACAAGAACAAACCCGCGCCCTTTCAGCATTTCATAAAACAAAGAACGGACATGGCTTTCGTTCTGATTGTTTTTTAGTGTTTCTATGCCGGCTTCATTTGCATAAGACCTCATCATCTCAACCAAGTGAGGCATATCGTATTTTGTCGCGTATCTCATAAACCTGATGTGTCTTGCTCATAAACGTATGGTTGTTCATTCATATTAGGATCGGAAAGCCCACCAGATCTTGGAGGAGCGCCGAAATCAAAATATTGACCAGTTATAGCGTCGATTCGATCCATGCTTGCGTCTGTCGAATAAAGCGCTCGCCATGTATTTTGATTCGTTCTAATACCTGAGATTTTGTTCTCTAAGATTGTGCGAAAAGAAGCGCAAGAAATAGAGCAAGCGACCGTTCGTGATCGGTTGTTCTCATCGAATGTTTCGTTAAGGCTGACACTGTTAACGATCCCTTGGTAGCGCTTAAAGAACTGAGTAGAAGGGCTTGTAATAATTTGATAATTAGAATCAAAGAATCCCCGCCAGATTTCTACAGTCGATCCTTTGATGTTGTTAGCCAAGACCAAAGCTACATTCGTTGGATCTATGCCAATCAACGAAATGATCATATCGTCAGACGTTGCCTTCAGATCTCTTTGAACATCGCCAACAGACAAGAGACTTCCCAAGCCTGTGAACGTAATGCCCGAAACCGTGATGGATGCGGCAGCAGAACAAAACGTATAAGTATTTGTGCTGGTGATTAGCCTGACGAATTCACTATGCGTTATGGTCGATGAAGATAACGCGGTCATTGGAGTCGTCACTGTACAAACTCCCTAAAAACAAAGTCATTATCCCAATCGACAAAAGCGCCGTTGGTCATGGGCTTTAACGTGTATGTTGGGCAAACCTCAGCAACCACGTTAAATGTGCAAGCCGATCCTACAGCGGTAAGCGTTCCTGTGGATGGAGTTCCAATAACCGGCCTGTGAATTGTCACGCTAACGGTAGACCCCGATCCTCTTAACACTTGAGCGGTTACTTTGTAAGGATAGTCTCCAATTTGCAAAAAGTCGCCAGCCTTAAAAACGATGGTAGAGCTTGATACGGCAGGAAGATTCCCCACTGAAATCGTCGTGGCATTTGCAGCCGGCACAGATGCAAGCGTTAGCGCCGCCGCTTGACCGCTGGTTAGTTGGCCTTGGTAGCTTGTAAACCACTGAAGGTTTGTCGAGCTAAACGTGATCGTTGCTGCTGTTTGCCTGTCTAAATTGTCAATCGTCTGAATGACATCCCGAACTTGGGGATAGTACAGAAACGAATGCGGCTTCACAGTAAAAACCCAAGGTACTGAAGTAACGTACAGCGCCGTTCTTACTTGACCTGATCTTGAGTATTGCTGACCTACCATTCGCCGATTGTTAACCGTGATGGTTTGGCTTATATCTAGGATTGTTTGGAAGCTCATGTTCTTCCTCTAACCGAAAGTGATTTGTTTGCGTAAGCGTTTGCCGCCCAGACAGCTTTAGAGCTCCCCAAGATGCGATCCTCAAAAGACTTTACGTCTATCGCTTGAATGTTGTAATTATTGACCGTGGTAGCGCCGCCCATCGC